TTAAAGCTGTATAATTATAGTTTCAGTATCAAAGCCGTCAGACCAATCATCGGAATTAAAGATATGAAAACTGAATTCAAAAGTTTGCATATCGTCTTCGGATATAGAATTTTCCTCTAATGACCAACTATTAATTCCTATTGAATCATTTGCTTTTTTACCTGCATTGACATCCGCAGACATTGTTGTATCAACCATAAAGCCGTTCGCAGAAAAATCACGAACCTGAACTGTATAATTTGTGCTCGTGCTATTTTCAATCAGTACTTTGATTTCTGGACCAAATATACTGCTTGTATAATCCATACCAGTAAAGGTAATCTTAATTCCGTTATTATCAAACAAAACTTGATCTTTGGGTTCTTCAGCAGTAGTTGTTGTAGTGGTGGTAGTAGCTTTAGTGGTCGTAGTAGTCGTTGTTGTGGTAGGCTTTTCCGTCGTTGTTGTCGTTTCTTCCGTCGTAGTCGTAGTCTCCGCTGTGGTTGTCGTCGTTGTGGTTTCCTCTGATGTTGTAGTAGTGGTAGTTGTTGCAGTAGTGTTTTCACTTGAAGATGAGCTGTCACCACTTCCACAAGCGGACATTCCGCAAACGAGCGATAATGCAATTACTCCAGCTATAAACTTCTTCATAAAAAACTTCCTCCTTGTAATTCAATAATTTCCGACATTTGTAAACAATTTATGAAATCATTTACATTGTCTTAAATTGGTGATATAATGTATTTGTAACCATGCAGGAGAAAATTCTGTGTGCTGTCCCTGTCAGTATTTGCGGTACTGACGGGGACTTTTTTATATCACCCTGTTATAATATCCATACAATTCACAAACCTTGACCATAAAATCTTCGGTGACACCGAAGAACTCGGCAAGCTCCCATATTTCAAGGATACCATTTTCAAATGCTTCTATCAGCTCGTCCTCTGTGACGAGCTTTTTTATTGCCCATTTATCCGCACGAAACTCCATTCGTGAACGAAGCTCAAGCGTTCTTTCGTTATAAAATGCACCTGTTTCACAATGTCCCAGCTCGTGAGCCATTATGACAGTTTCTTCTGCTCTCGTGGCGATTTTCTTAGGGTCTACCACAATCGCACATTGCCCTCTATCGCTAATGGATATGGACTTCTGCTCATTTCTTAATTTTCCGTCGATAACTATAATGTCCCTGTCCTCCGCAAAGCTGCGTAGTTCAGCACTATCCATATGTATCGCCTCTATTCTTTGTTCTTTTTATCCTCTCTCATCTGACGTGCTATCTGAGCGTAATGTTTTACATCTGCCAACACATCATCATCAACGTCTGATGTTCCCCATAGGGCGAACTTGATGTTATCGTCGGTATCGTCTTCGGTCTTTTCACCCCTGAGAATATAATCGGTGGAAACGTCAAAGTATTCACCTAATTTCAATAATGTTTCAAAATCAGGCTCTCGCTTTCCTAATTCATACAAACTGTATGCCTGTTTAGTGATATTAAGATAATCAGCTACAACCTGTTGAGATACTCCTTTTTCGTTTCTTAGCTGTCTTAATATATCGTTATACATATTTTTCAACTCCTTGTCATTGATTAAATTATATCAACTTTCTGTTGACTTGTCAATAGTGTCATCAAATTGTTGTCTGAATTTATTGAAAACTCACAAATTTATTTAATTTAGCAACAAAGTGTTGACATTTGAGCTTTTATATGTTATTATATAGACAACAAAACGTTTACAAGGAGGTGAAACAAATGAGAGAATGGTTAAAAACTCTCCGTGAAAACAAGCAGCTTACTCAACAGAATGTTGCCGATATGCTTGGAATATCAAAACAGTATTACCAACTAATCGAAGCTCATGAAAGACAAAAGAAAATGGACATAACGCTTATGACAAAGTTATCTGACATTTTTGGAGTGTCTTTCAATGAGATCGTACAGCAGGAGAAAGCACTTACAGACAAGATTGCGTATAATGAATCTCTTGACATTAATTATACTCAGAACGCTAAAAATGTCAATAGCTAACAGTCCGATTGAATGGACAGAAAATGAGGGGGGTACAAAAATGAAACTGTACAAGGTAACAACAGTAGACCAGTATCATTATAAAAGGGTGTTCACAGTAGCAGCAAAGAGTCAGTACGAGGCTCTGACAAAGGCAAGTGTTATTTGGCCCCATGAGAATGTTTTGACTATCGAGGAGGTGAGATAAATGAGGTCACCTGACATTGAAATGGCAGTGCGGCTGTACTATGAAAAGCCCGAGATAACCAATGCGGATATCAAGGCACTGTTCGGCACAGGTGAAACGCAGACTATCAAGATCAAGAAAGCTGTTAAGGAAGAAATGGAAAAGCGTGGTGTGAAGTCATGGTTGCCACACTCGGTCAATACCGAGATAGCCTACGAGGTGTGGGGCATTGATATCGACAACTTCGAGAAAAGGCTTAAAAAACTCCGCACGCTTTACGGAAAGGACGTGAGAAAATGATAGCCGTGTTAGAGATAATCAGATGTGCCGCAGCGGTAGCGCTCTTGGTGGTGCTTACAATGTATGTAGCGTACAGGTGGTATGTAAGCGTAAAAGAAACTGCCTACGAGGAAGCAGAGGAGAGCATTAAGCGTGCAGTGAGAGAAGCAGGCAGACCCGTGGTCAAGGTCGAAGTTGAAATGAAAGGAAAGTGGTAAAATGTTGTTCATAGTGGGTATCATAGCGGCAGCTATAGTGGTGCTGTCGGCACTGTATGGCGTCGTAGCGTTGATGATAGAATACAGACACTGGGAAAAGGAATTTGAGGAGGACGAAAACGATGATAGTGATGAGAGAGGTCTTTAAAAGGGACAAGCCCCTTGACAACGGCAGCGGAGCGGTCAATATCTGCGTGTTCCATTCAAATGTCAAGCCTGACGAATGCGGTGCGCTTACAGTAACGCCAACAAAGGACTACTGCCGTAGATGTGCATTCTACAAGACCCGTGAGGATTTTGACAGAGGGCTTGGCGATGCCGCAAGGTCGCTCCGTGAGAAAGGGATTGAACCTGTGAAGAAGATGGACTATGACGGCAGACAGTATATGAGCGTACAGCCGATAAGGGAGGATAAAGATGAATAAGGAATTTACAAACGAAGATATCATAAATGCGGCGAAACATTGTGCGACAAATGCTGACTGCGATAACTGCCCATTTTTCGCAACTTTGGAAATTGAGGGTTGCATTGAAACTTTCACACGATACATAGTGAACAACACAAAAAACGAGCCTGCACTGTCTGCCAACAGCACAAGCTCAGAGATATTGAAAAATATCAATTCAACACACCTTGATGATAGCACAAAAGAGCAGATTTGTCAAGCATATGATACCGCAGACAAAGCCTGTACAGATATACTCGATATCTACGAAGGAATGCCGGCATGTGAGCGTAGAGCTTTTGATATCGGAGAAGTGTACGGAAAAATATGCAGCACAAGGGATAAGCTTGAAAATATGAGAGGAGCGAACTAAAATGTCAGTAAAAATAAACTCACTTGAATTTGAGAACGTAAAGAAGATAAAAGCCGTACAGCTTGAGCCTGCAAAGAACGGGCTTACTGTTATCGGCGGTAAGAACAGGCAGGGCAAAACCTCTGTGCTTGACGCTATTGCTTGGGCGCTTGGAGGTGACAAGTATAAGCCGTCCTCTCCTCAGCGTGAGGGGTCTGTTGTCGAACCGCACTTGAAGATCACCCTCGATAATGGTATCGTGGTGGAGCGTTCGGGCAAGAACAGCTCTCTCAAAGTCACCGACAGCACAGGCAAAAAAGGCGGTCAACAGCTTTTGAACAGCTTCGTTGAGCAGTTTGCACTTGACCTGCCTAAGTTCATAAATCAGTCAAGCAAGGAAAAAGCTTCAACTCTGCTGAAAATAATCGGCGTGGGCGATACGCTCTATCAGCTTGAACATAAGGAACATTCTCTCTATGACCAGCGTACCGCTATCGGCAGAATAGCTGACCAGAAGTCTAAGTTTGCAAAGGAAATGCCTGTGTACGCAAACGTTCCTGCCGAGCCTGTTTCGGCTTCGGAGCTTATCAGACAGCAGCAGGATATACTTGCTCGCAACGGCGAAAATCAGCGTAAGCGTGACCAGAAAGAATACTACGAAAAGCAGTTGGAGATTGCTAAGTCCGCCTATGAACGTGCAAAAGCAAGCTATGAAGCGGCAGCGAACAACTTCAAGCTTGCAAGCCTTGACGCACAAGACCTTGTGGACGAAAGCACAGCGGAGCTTGAAAAGAATATCTCAGATATCGAGGAGCTGAACAAGAAGATAAGAGCAAACCTCGACAGGGAGAAAGCTGAGATAGACGCTGAGGACTACCGTTCACAGTATACATATCTCACTGAGCAGATAGAGGACGTAAGGCAGGCTAAAACTGACCTGCTGGGCAGTGCCGACCTGCCTCTTGAAGGACTTTCCGTTGAGGACGGAGAGCTGTTGTATAACGGGCATAAGTGGGACAGTATAAGCGGTGCTGAACAGCTTATCGTCGCTACCTCTATCGTAAGAAAACTCAATCCTGACTGCGGTTTTGTCCTGCTGGACAAGCTTGAACAAATGGATACCGACACCCTTGAAGACTTCGGCAAGTGGCTTGAAGCACAGGGCTTGCAGGCGATAGCCACAAGAGTTTCCACAGGTGACGAGTGCAGTATCATTATCGAAGACGGCAGGTCAATGGACAATGATAAGGAAGAAAACACAGAAACGAAAACTTGGAAAGCAGGTGCATTTTAATGTATGAGATAACATCAGGAGTTGTAAGCTCCGCACAGAAAGTCGTGATATATGGTCCTGAGGGCATAGGCAAATCCACCTTTGCGGCTCAGTTCCCCGACCCTGTATTTATTGATACTGAGGGCAGTACAAAGAAGCTGAACATCAGACGTTTCCCTAAGCCAACAAGCTGGGAAATGCTCAAAAACGAGGTAAAGGAAGCTATGAACGGCAGGCTCTGCAAGACCCTGGTCATTGATACATTTGATTGGGCTGAACAGCTTTGCATTGAAACGATCTGCTCGGCACATCAGAAGAAAGGCATTGAAGATTTCGGCTACGGCAACGGCTATGTTTACGAAAAAGAGGAGATAGGCAAGTTCCTTAATCTCTTGCAGGAGGTAGTTGACAGCGGTATCAACGTTGTGCTTACGGCTCACGCTCAGATGAGAAAGTTTGAACAGCCTGACGAGCTTGGTGCTTATGACCGTTGGGAGTTAAAGCTCGGCAAGAAAACTTCTTCTCAGATATCGCCTCTTGTGAAAGAATGGGCAGATATGGTGTTGTTTGCAAACTACAAAACATATGCAGTAGCTGTGGATAAGGACGGTAAGAAGTTCAAGGCTCAGGGCGGTGACCGTGTAATGTACACCACACATCACCCCTGCTGGGACGCTAAAAATCGTGACGGACTTCCGTCTGAAATGCCTTTTGAGTATAGTGGTATAGCTCACCTGTTTGCGTATACACAGGCTGCTGAAATGCCTAAGCCTGTGCCTGCACCGACAGTTCAGACAGCACAGCCTACGCAGACCGCACAGACTGCCACACAAAAATCGGACGAGCCTCTTACAGATCTCAGCGGCTTTGAGGACGTTGCACCACCTATCGTTATCCCTGAGGGCATACCGAAAGCACTTGCAGACCTTATGAGAGCCAACAACGTAAGCGAATCGGATATACGTCTTGTGGTATCTCAGAGAAACTATTTTCCTTATGATACCCCTATTACAAACTATCCTGACGACTTTGTGCAGGGCTGTCTGATAGGTGCTTGGGAGCAAATGCTGCCGCTTATCAGAGAAAATCAGAAAGTACCATTTTAAAGGGAGGACAACACTATGGATAATTTTATGGAATACGGCTGGGAAGATGAGATAGTCAACGAGGGTGGGGACTTTGTTCTGCTCCCTGAGGGGGACTATGACTTCACCGTTGCAAAGTATGAACGTGCAAGACACGAGGGGTCGGCAAAAGTGCCGCCCTGCAATATGGCAAAGGTCACATTCACCATATGGGGAGCTGAGGACAGCGTGGAGATAACAGAGAACTTCTTCCTCTGCAACAAGTTTGAGTGGAAGCTCTCAGCACTTTTCTTGGCACTGGGACTTAAAAAGCACGGTGAACCGCTGAAAATGAACTGGAACGCTATCACAGGCAAAAAGGGCAAGTGTCACGTCTACGTTGACAACTACAAGAACAAGGACGGTGAGGATAGGCAGTCCAACAAGATAAAGAAGCTCTATGCCTATGACGAGAATGTGACTACCGTTCAGCCTGCTCAGATGCAGACACCACAGTATAGTCAGCCTGCTCAGACAGGCGGCTGGAAAGCCGGTGCATTCTGATGATGAATTTAAGACCATATCAAAACGAGGCTAAGCTTGCTATACTCGAACAATGGTCTGAGGGAATAAACAAGGTCCTTGCAGTTCTGCCGACAGGAACGGGAAAGACAATACTTTTCTCGGCTGTTACGGAAGAATGTGTGCGGCAGGGTAAGCGTGTGCTTATCCTAGCCCACAGGGGCGAGTTGCTTGACCAGGCGGCAGACAAGCTTATGAAGTCAACAGGGCTTGGCTGTGCCACCGAGAAAGCAGAGCAAAGCTGTTTAGGCTCTTGGTATCGTGTAGTAGTAGGCTCAGTTCAGACCCTTATGCGTGAGAAAAGGCTCAAAGGCTTTTCGGAAAATTACTTCGATACCATTATCATTGACGAGGCTCATCACGCTATCTCAGACGGCTATCAGAGAGTGCTTGACCATTTTCCAAAGGCTCAGGTGCTTGGTGTGACGGCTACACCTGACAGGGGCGATATGAAGAACTTAGGCTCGGTGTTCGACAGCCTTGCATATGAATACACCCTGCCGCAGGCTATCAAAGAGGGCTATCTTTCACCTATCAAGGCTATCACCATACCGCTGAAACTTGACCTTTCGGGAGTATCAACTCAGGCAGGAGATTTCAAGGCAAGTGATATCGACACGGCACTTGACCCTTATCTTTATCAGATAGCTGATGAAATGCTTAAATACTGTAAGGAACGCAAGACAGTTGTGTTCCTGCCGCTTGTCAAGACCTCTCAGAAGTTCCGTGATATCCTTATCAGCAAGGGGTTCAACGCCGCTGAGGTCAACGGAGAAAGCACAGACAGAGCGGAGATATTAGAAGCTTTCGACAAGGGCGAATACAACGTGCTGTGCAACTCGATGCTCCTCACAGAGGGGTGGGACTGTCCGTCAGTTGACTGCGTTATCGTGCTAAGACCAACAAAAGTGCGTGGACTTTACTGTCAAATGGTAGGCAGAGGCACAAGGCTCTGCGAGGGAAAGACAGAGCTTTTGCTGCTTGATTTCCTGTGGCACACAGAACGCCACGAGCTTTGCAGACCTGCACACCTTATCTGTCAGAATGAAGAGGTCGCCGAGAAAATGACCGAAAACCTTGCCAATGAGGCAGGCTGTGCAGTAGATATCGAAGAGGCAGAAAAACAGGCAAGCGAGGACGTTGTGGCACAGCGTGAAGAGTCTTTGGCAAAGCAGCTCAAAGAAATGAAAACACGCAAGCGAAAGCTCGTTGACCCATTGCAGTATGAAATGTCAATACAGGCTGAGGACTTGTCCTCTTACGTTCCTGCTTTTGGCTGGGAGTGTGCTCCTGCTACCGACAAGCAGAAAGCAAAGCTTGAAAAGCTGGGCATTTTCCCTGACGATATAGACAACGCAGGCAAGGCAAAGCTTATCCTTGACCGACTTGAAAAGCGCCGCAATGCAGGACTTACCACTCCAAAGCAGATACGGCTGCTTGAAAGCAAGGGCTTTGAACACGTTGGCTCTTGGAGCTTTGACAGTGCAAGCAGGATGATAGCTCGTATTTCTGCCAATGGTTGGAGAGTGCCGAGAGATATCGACCCGAAATCATACACACCTGAGAACTAAGGAGAAGTGAATGGATAACACAAATTTGCTTAAAATGCTTGAATACATAGACCCTGCAAGCTGTAATTATCAGGAATGGGTCAATGTGGGAATGGCTCTCAAGCACGAGGGCTATTCCGTGAACGATTGGGACAGTTGGTCGAGGTCAGACAGCCGTTATCACAGCGGTGAGTGTGAACGCAAGTGGCAAGGCTTTAACGGCAATGCTCAGCCTGTGACCGCAGGAACTATCGTGCAAATGGCAAAGGAAAGAGGATACAGCCCCCATGAGTTTAAGGCATACGATTGGGACGGCGAGATAGTTGCAGAAGAAAGCAGTCCCCTTGTAAACGGCGGTGAGGGCATACCGATCACCGAGCCTGCCCAATGGGATCCTGTCAAGGAGATAGTCACATATCTTGAAACACTCTTTGAAGCAGGAGAGAACGTGGGCTATGTTACGCAAACGTGGAAAACAGAAAAGGACGGCAAGACCAAGTATCTGCCCACAAAGGGCTGCTGTGACAGGACGGCAGGGGAGCTTATCAAGAGGCTTGGCGAATGTAACGGCGACATTGGTGCGGTGTTTGGCGACTACAAGGAAGAAGCCGGAGCATGGATCCGCTTCAATCCTCTTGACGGCAAGGGCGTAAAGAACGAGAATGTAACAGACTACCGCTATGCTCTTGTTGAAAGCGACAGTATGCCTATAGAACAGCAGAACGCTGTGATGAGAGAGCTTGAACTTCCTATCGCTGTGCTTGTATACAGCGGTGGAAAGAGCGTTCACGCTATCGTCAAGATAGACGCTCCCAACTATGATGAATACCGCAGGCGTGTTGATTTTCTTTACAAGGTCTGCAAGGAAAGCGGTCTTGACATAGACAAGCAAAACCGCAATCCCTCACGTCTTAGCCGTATGCCAGGCATAATGAGAAACGGCAAGAAACAGTTCATCATTGACAAGAACATAGGCAAAGAAAGCTTTTCAGAATGGAAAGATTACATAGAGAGTATCAATGATGATCTCCCCGACCCTGAGAGCCTGAGTGCTGAGTGGGATAACCTGCCTGAGCTTGCACCACCACTTATTGACGGTGTTCTCAGACAGGGTCACAAAATGCTCATTGCAGGTCCGTCAAAGGCAGGCAAGTCTTATGCGCTTATCGAAATGTGCGTGGCGATAGCTGAGGGGGTCAAGTGGTTTGGCTGGCAATGCACCAAAGGAAAGATACTATACGTCAACCTAGAGCTTGACAGAGCATCTTGTCTGCACCGTTTCAAGGACGTGTACACCGCAATGCACCTAGAGCCTGATAACCTCAACAGCATAGACATATGGAACTTGCGAGGTCACAGCGTACCAATGGACAAGCTTGCACCAAAGCTTATACGCCGAGCAAGCAAGAAGAATTACATTGCTGTAATAATAGACCCTATCTACAAGGTCATAACAGGCGACGAGAACTCAGCAGACCAAATGGCGCACTTTTGCAATCAGTTTGACAAGGTATGCACAGAGCTTGGCTGTGCGGTCATATACTGCCACCACCACTCAAAGGGAGCGCAGGGCGGTAAGCGTTCAATGGACAGAGCCAGCGGTTCAGGAGTATTCGCCCGTGACCCTGACGCACTTCTTGACCTTTCAGAGCTTGACATTTCAGACAGCCTTTACGAGCAGCAGGAGGACGAAGCTGTTTGCCGTATCTGTGAGAACTGGATGAGGAGATTTTACAGAAATACTGATGACCTTTGTTCACAGGACGATCTTGTTACGCCGTCAAAAATGCTTGAGATAACGCACAAGTACCTGCACCCGAACTCATACAAGCTTATGATGGCCGACATAGACAAGGCTAAGCTTGCGGTAAGAAACCGCACGGCATGGCGCATAGAGGGTACTCTGAGAGAGTTCCCGAAATTTGCTCCCCTCAATATGTGGTTTGATTATCCTGTTCACAGAGAGGATACTGTGGGCGTGCTTAAAGACTGCGAGGTAGAGGACATCACACCGAATTGGAAAAAGAATTTCAGCAAGAAGAAGACCAATGAAGACCGCAGTAAGGAGCGCAAGGAGAGCATTGAAACAGCTTTCAGCGGTGTGCAGGAGAACGGCAAGTGCCGCATTTCTGAGTTGGCGGAGTACATAGGAAAGAGCGAAAAGACCGTTGGAAGATACCTCAAAGAGCATGGTGGCTTTTGGATAGAAGAGGGAGAATGTGGCTTAAAAGCTCAGTAGACAGACAGGACAAAATCGAATTTTTGAACTTTAGACAGACAGGAAAAAATCGAAAAAATGTCAGGACAAAATCGAGCTTTTTTGCTTGTCGGACAATATCGAAAATTACCGAGTTTGTCGGACGGACAGACAAAGTATATTATATATAATATATTTTTGACCGCCTAAAGGACGGCGGTCAAAATATTATAAGCAAATATAAACCGCACCCGACACGAAAGGAGTAGACTTTATGCGAGGCAAAAACATTAATTATGATTTTTTGAACTGTGCGAGAAAAATGCCGCCGCTCAGACATACTACATCAGAAACTTTTGATATTACTCAAAGCGAGGTCGCAAGGTGGTTGGTATCTCAGCCTGATATAATGCAGAAGATTTTTGATATGGCTGCAAATCACAAGATGATAAGCTATGACCAAGCTACACGGACTTGGAGAGGAGCAGATAACAATGACTGAATTTTTTATGGCGATGATACCGCCGACGGCTACAGCACAGGAACACAAGGTGGCAGTAAGAAACGGCAAGCCGATATTTTATGACCCACCCGATGTCGAGGCGGCAAAAGAAAAGCTCACGGCAAACCTAGCAAGGCACAGACCGCCTGAGAAGTACATCTGTGGGATACGGCTCATAACAAAGTGGTTATTTCCAAATGACGGCAAACACAGGGACGGAGAGTACAAGATCAGCAAGCCTGACACAGACAACCTGCAGAAGATGTTCAAGGACTGCATGACACTATGCGGCTTTTGGACTGACGACCAGCTTGTGGCGAGTGAGATATGCGAGAAGTTTTGGGCGGACATACCTGGCATTTATGTGAGGATAGAGGAGCTATGACGATACACGAAGTAAAGAAAAGTCTCGGACGCAGGGTGAGCTACAACGGCTCTGATTGCTACGAACTGACAGGGTGCATTATCCGCAAGAGCAGTAAGACAGGTCAGTTCTTCTATCAGGCAGAGATCGCTGACAAGACTTGTGGCAACACGTTGGTGTATTGTAGGCTGGAAGAGTTGAGGTGTGAGGAGGGGTAATATGGCAAAGGACAAAACGCCCGAAGAAATGTTAAAACAGTATTCGGCAGAACTCGTGAAGTCGATAGAGCGGTACAAGTCCATTATCGAGCATGGCTGTAGTGACCCGTCACGGCCTGACGGCTGTAATGCCAATTTGTGCAGAAACCACGTTCTGGCATACAAGCGATATATTCTAGATATCTGCGCGGATAACGATTTGGAAATCCCACAGGAATATTACCTGCCAACGCCACCTGAACAGGACAATCGCTTTATGGCTGACAAGACTAGCGAAAGGTACAAAAGGTTGAACAGCTACCCTGATTATAACGGCAGGCTGACAACGAGGAAAGTTGACTATGATGATAGTCAGATGAGTTTATAGGAGGGATAAAAGTGAAAAGCTATGAGGAGCGTACCAAAGACAATGAACAGAAGATAGCGGCTTTCCAAACTAAGCAGAAAATGCCGTATGAGTTCAAGGTCAAATACGCTGAGGTCAGAGTAAGGGAGTTCATTCGTGAATGTGACAAAAGAAATCTGAATACACACATATCGGTAGGCGGACTTGACAGCATAACGCTTTTGAAATTTATACATGATTACTGTGGTTTCAGTTATGTTCCAGGTGTATCGGTATCTAGTCTTGAAGACAAATCTATTCAGCAGATACACGAGCAACTTGGTGTGATAAAGTTAAGCCCATACAAGTCAAAAATAGATATCATACGGGAATATGGTTTTCCTGTACTATCAAAAGAAACAGCCGCAAAAATAGAACTGCTTGCACACCCTACGGACAAGAACAAGACAGTTCGTCACGCTATCATAACGGGTGAAACGGGAGAGTATGGCGGTTTTCGCAAGCACACAAGAATGCAGCTTTCTCAGCGCTGGCTTGAACTGTTTGGCGGTTACGAAAATGAAAACGAAGGCGTTGACTACAAGATACCGCCGTTTAAGGTATCATCACAATGCTGCTTCTGGATGAAAGAAAAGCCGTGTGATGATTGGGCAAAGCAACACAAGAGTGTGCCGTTCTTAGGACTTATGGCAAGTGAGGGTGGCAGACGTGAAAAATCGCTAATGCTTAACGGCTGCAATTACTTTGGCAAAAGCACGATACGTTCAGCGCCATTTGCCATATTTACAAGGCAGGACTTGCTACAACTTGCACTTGACCTGAATGTGCCTGTGCCTACAATCTATGGCGAGATAAAACGTGACTTTGACGGAAAGCTTTGCACAACAAAAGCTCAGCGTACAGGCTGTTCAATGTGCGGTTTCGGCATACATATGGAACAGCGTCCTCACCGATTTGACAGGCTTCGTGAAAGAAATGAAAAAGAGTGGGATTTCTGGATGAACAAGTGTTGTGAAGATGCTGACGGCACAAAGTACGGCTGGGGGAGAGTTCTTGACTATATCGGCGTTGAATGGCGTGACAGAGTATTTGATATGAAAAATAACCAGCTTAGCTTGTTGGATATTGAGGAGGGATAGTCTATGGAAAGAAACGACCCAATGACCATGTCACGCCTGAAAGCCTACCGCAGGAACGCCTCAGCCATTGAGGATATCAAGGCGGAGCTTTCAGGCAAATACGTTGCCGACAGTATCAGCGTATGCACTCCGCCGTCCTACACGCCACACAGCACACGCATAGACGGTTTTCTGCCAAGTGGCGATACACTTTCACTGCTGTGCGAACAGGCACGATTAGAGCGTGAGCAGAGTACTGTTGAGGAGTTTATCGAGGGGATAGGAGATAGACAGATGAGAAAGATATTTGTACTCAGGTTTGTAAAAGGATTGACTTGGATACAGATAGGACACAGGGTCGGAGGTACAGCGGACGGATGTAGAATGGCGGTCAAAAGATTTTTGCAAAATGCTTAAACTTGTTCGCTCTGTTCGTTTTACCTATGTTATAATTTAAACTGAGGATAGTGTAGATGTACCTCAGACTTGTACTTTCATTGAAGTCACCTCCAATTTTCTAAGCCCCGTAAGGGGCTATGCAGGTCGAGAGCGTGCCAGCTCAACATCTGCTCCACCATTTACAAAACTCCTTATAATATTTTCACAAGAGGCACTCCGAAAGGGGTGTCTTTTGCGTTGCACGGAGGTATACAATGCCAGTACCAAGACCAGACCGAAACGGCTCACATCAAACACAGTTTCGTATCAACAAGAAGAAGATATACGCTACCCAAACAGTTTGCGGTATCTGTGGAAAACCTGTTGATTTTTCCTTGAAGTATCCACACCCACTGTCAGCTTGCATAGATCATATCATACCCATTGCAAAAGGCGGTCACCCCTCAGCCCTTGAAAACCTACAGCTTGCTCATTGGTGTTGCAATCGTCAAAAATCTGATAAATTGGTAGAAAAACAGGTGTTTGACCAAAAGGTAGAAGCCGTATCCAACCGTGTTTTACCGCAAACTTTTGATTGGAAGTCGATTTAAACACGAATTTCCACGAAATTTCCAATTTTTTTGAGCATATGGGGGCATACCACCCCCTTTGAGGGCGCTTTTCACGTTCACGCCTTCATTGTGTAAATATCTCGCAGAATTTTAAACAGGAGCAAAAATATGACAAACGAAATATACGGAATTGACTATCTGCGACGCAGACTTGCCGATAAACAAACACGAGTGCTATTGAGATATAAGTACTACGAAATGAAAAATAACGCACAGGACTTTTCGAGCCTTGCTCCCGAAAAATTCAAGGGGCTAAAGGAAACTGTCGGCTGGTGTGCGAAAGCAGTCGACAGCCTTGCTGACCGCCTGCAGTTCGATGAATTTCAAAATGATGAATTTAATTTGAGCGAAATATTCTTGTCAAACAATCAGGATATACTCATTGACTCTGCGGTGCTTTCGGCTCTTATCTCAGCCTGTTCTTTCGTCTATATCCGAGAAGATAACGGCTATCCTCGCCTGCAGGTAATTGACGGCTCAAATGCCACCGGTATTATTGATCCTGTGACAAATCTGCTTACAGAGGGCTATGCAGTGCTTGAGCGTGACAGCATGGGCGTTGTAAAGACAGAGGCTTATTTCATGGCAGGCATGACGGAAATATACTCCCATGGTGTGCTTGTTCAGCGTATACCAAACGCTGCACCATATGCACTGCTCGTGCCGATAATATATCGTCCTGACGCAAAGCGCCCTTTCGGTCACAGCCGTATTTCAAGAGCCTGCATTGCCTATACGCAGACAGCTCTCAGAACTATAAAACGCTCTGAGGTGTCGGCTGAATTTTACAGCTTTCCTCAAAAATATGTGCTTGGATTATCTGAGGACGCAGAGTTCAATAACCGCCTTGCTGCGATATCCTCTTTTCTGAATTTCACGAAAGACGGCGACGGCGATCACCCCATTGTAGGACAGTTTCAACAGCAATCAATGACGCCATATACTGAACAGCTGAGAACACTTGCAAGCCTGTTCGCAGGAGAAACAGGACTGACCCTTGATGACTTGGGCTTTGCCACCGAAAACCCCTCCAGCGCAGAGGCTATCAAGGCAGGTCATGAAAACCTACGATTAACGGCACGCAAGGCGCAGAGGACGTTCGGAACAGGCCTGCTCAATGTGGGCTATCTTGCCGTTTGTATCCGTGACAGATACGCATATCAAAGAGATGCGTTCAGAGATACAAAAGTCGCATGGCTGCCTATCTTCGAGCCTGACGCTGCTACACTTTCAGGTGTGGGCGACGCTATCTTGAAGATAAATCAGGCTGTGCCTGACTATCTTGGTGCAAGAAACATAAGGGCTCTTACAGGCATGGAGAGTGACGGCAAATGAGCGCAATTTCAGACAAAATAAAAAGCGACCTTATCAAGCTTTCAAAGAGCAACGGGCACTTGCAGAGCATTATAAAAAGGCTTGAAAGCGGTAACGCAAACCTCGCTGATGTTGATGACTTCGCACAGGCAACAGGAACTGTGCTGAAAAAAGTCTTTGAAAAAAGCATAACCGAAAGTCCAAAGGCTTTTACAGATGAACAGCTTATTGCTGAGATACTCGGTGATATATTCGGTGATAACTACGATCTTATAAACTCTGTGGCTGAAAATATCCAAAAGCAGCTTGATAAGGTGGCAGGCATAGGCATAAAGCCACAAAGAGCAGATTTCCCCTCTGAGAGGATAGAAAATCTTGCAAAAGTGACGGCTCAAAAGGACCTTACCGACAAGACGTCGCTCAGCGAGTTCACTGCGTCAGTTGAGAACATAAACGGCTCGATTTTTACCGATTATGTCAAAACAAATGCTGATTTTCGCAGTAAAGCAGGACTTAGGGTGTACGTTATCCGCTCAGACCACAGCAAATGCTGTGCGTGGTGTTCAAAGCTTGCAGGAAAGTACGTCTATCCTGATGTTCCAAAGGACGTGTGGCGGCGGCATAAGCGCTGCACCTGTGAGATAACCTACGTCAATGAAAAGGCAGGCACATATGATCAAATAAGCTATTCAGACGTTCAAAACGGCAAAGAGATCGAAACACGCAAGCAGGTCACAAGGCTCACACCTGAGCAGGCGAGAGCTAAGGAAAAAGAAGTGCTTAGCAGGATTGACAAATCGAAAAAAAGTGGTATAATGAAATCAGGAAGAAACCTTGAACGAAAAGAGCAAAACATAGGTGCGTTCTCAACGTTGACAGTGCCAATGCAGAAAAGAGAAATTCTGAACATATGTAGAAAATATTCTATTGATACTAGCGGAATAACCTTTAAGATTCAGCGTTCTGAAAAACTCCTTGCACTTCCTTTTTATGGCTCAACAGACTATAATAACATAGGAAGAATAGACTTGTTCCCAAGTGCATTTTCTTCTGAAGAGGAATTAGTAAAAACCATATTGCATGAAAAGTGCCACGTTTTACAGCTAAAGAAACATGGCAAAGCATATGCTCAGCAAAACTTAGATTTAATGGAAAAACAAGCTTATAGGTTTGAACGATTATTTTATAGCTTGGTTACAAAGAGGTGATAGTATGAAATGGCTTGACAATCTAGCGAGTATAAAGCAGCTCCATAAGGCAGGCAAATGCCCATATTGCGGACAAGAAAATACAGATTACAGATTGCTTGAAATAAGCAGTGGTAAAGGATATGGAGATGTTTGGTGCAATGACTGTAAAAAAGCTTTTCATATTTCTCGTATAGAAGTATCAGAGACAGACATTCGAGAAAAGCAGTTACCTCCTGAACTCAAATATTAGTTAATAACCGCTCCGCTACGGCGAGGCGGTATTTTTATACCCAAAATCAGAAAGGACGGATATTATGGCACTTGACCTAGGTACAATATGGCAGCTGTGTAGAGCCAAGAATGATATTAAGAACATCAGAATGGAAATTCAGAAGATAAAGGATAATGCTGATTATGTTGCGGCACTGATACGCTGTGAAAGGTCATTGAGTATAGTTTTATCCAATGCTGAAAAGGTCAAATCGACAAAGTAAATATCAAACCAAGCACCTTAACGGGTGCTTTTTTTAGTACCTAAAAGGAGGTAATCCACTATTGAGGATAAGAGAGTCGGCAGGCAGACCCCCACCATATCGGTAGTGTTGCCATATGAGCAGACCAAAGGCAATGAGGCTGTAGAGTTATATAACAGCACAGGCAGGACTGCTCAGGAATGGCAGGAAATACAGCTCTACGACATCATGGCTATTAATGACGAAGGCTTGTGGACACATATGAAATACGGCTACAGCGTGCCAAGACGTAACGGAAAATCTGAAATACTTATAATGCGTGCTCTCTGGGGACTTATCCACGGAGAGCGTGTTCTTTATACGGCACACAGAACGACCACCTCTCACAACGCATGGGAAAAGGTCATTGAACGTCTTGCAAAGGCAGGATATACCGAAAAAGAGAACTTCAAGACCACAAAACAGTTTGGCCTTGAACGTATCGAGTGGCTCAAAGATAATGACGGAGGTCTTATCAACTTCCGTACACGTTCATCAAAAGGCGGACTTGGTGAGGGCTATGACCTGCTCGTTATAGACGAGGCTCAGGAGTACACGGCTGACCAAGAAAGTGCATTGAAATACGTTGTTACCGATTCTGCAAACCCTCAGACACTGATGTGCGGTACTCCTCCCACTGCGGTATCATCTGGAACTGTGTTCTATCAGTATCGCCGTGACACTCTGAGCGGAACTAATGTTGATAGTGGCTGGGCAGAGTGGAGCATACCTGAAATGGCTGACGCACATGACCCTGAACTTTGGTATGAAACAAATCCCTCACTCGGCACGATATTAACCGAGCGTAAGATACGTTCAGAGCTTGGCAAAGACCAGACAGACGATAATATCCAGCGTTTAGGACTGTGGTTAAGATACAATCAGAAGTCTGCCATAAGCCGGGAGGAATGGCATAACTATCAGATCGATACAGCACCAAAGCTTTCAGGCACGCCTGAACTGTTCTTCGGCGTTAAGTATGCAAGATATACGGCAAATGTTTCTCTTGCAGTTGCCGTTAAAACTTCTGACGGCAAAATATTCGTTGAAGCTATTGACTGCCGCCCTGTGCGAGAGGGGAACGGCTGGATGATCTCATATCTCAGGAATCCTCACGCAAGGCAAGTGACCATAGACGGTGCAAACGGACAGGCTGTGCTTGAAAGTGATATGAAAGACGCAGGAGTTAAGTGCAAGGCTGTGCTGCCAAAGGTTGCTGAGGTGGTGCAGGCGTCAGCTCAGTTTGAGCAAAGTCTGTTTGCTGATAAGATATGCCACGCAGAACAACCTGCACTTGAGCAGGCTGTTTCAAATTGCGAACACAGAGCCATAGGCTCAGGCGGAGGTTTTGGTTACAGCTCTATTATGGAGGGCGCTGACATTTCGCTGTTAGAGTCGGTGGTGCTTGCACATTGGAGCTGTGCGAACGCTAAAGAAAAGAAGAAGCAAAAGATAAGCTACTGATATTTGAAAGGAATGATATTATGGCAGAAGAATTTGAGCCTGTTACAACGCAGGAACAGCTTGACAAGATAGTAAACGCCAAGCTGGAGGAAAACACAAACGCTGTCACAAAGCAGTTTGAGGGATATGTTTCCCCTGCTGATATGGCAGAAAAGGTCAAGGGCTATGAAACCACTATAGCAGACCTTACGGCAAAGGGCAAGGCGGCTGAACAGAGCCTTTGCAAACTGAGAGCCGCACAGGAGTACGGACTTCCTGCGGAGCTTTCGGACAGGCTCAGCGGCGAGGACGAAAAGTCTATAAGAGCCGATGCAGAAAAGATGTCAAAATACTTTAAGACATCACACAATGCCCCTGATTTCAGAGCAGAGGGCGACCCAAGCAAAAACAGTGCGGAAAACGCACTTAGAAAAACACTTGAAAAGCTGAAAGGAGAATAATCATGGCAGAAACAATTAAGAGAGGCACACTTCTTGAGCCTGAAACAGTAACAAGCATTTTTTCAACAGTAAAGGGTCATTCCACCCTTGCAAAGCTCAGCAGAAGAGATCCTGTGTCCTTTAACGGCAACGACTATTTCGTTTTCTCTATGGACGATGAGGCGGACGTTATCGGTGAAAGCGAGGCTAAATCCGCAGGCAGTGCTAAGCTCGGCAAGGTAACAATGCGTCCGCTCAAGATCGAATACGGCGCACGCTTCAGTGACGAGTTCATCTATGGAACAGACGAGAAAAAGCTTGAGGTCATGAAAGCATTTGCAGAGGGTGCAGCGATCAAGTTTGCTCGTGCTATCGACATTCTTGGCTTTCACGGAATCAATCCAAGAAAGAAAACTGTTGTCGCTGCTTTGGATAATAACTATATCGACAAGGCGGTAGCTGACAATAGTGCAAAGGTCGATTTTGACAGCACAGACCCTGAGGGCAATCTAGAAGACGCTATTGCTCTGCTTGGCGACTACGAGGCAACAGGCTTTGCACTTTCAAAGGACTTTGCCTCTGCACTTGCAAAGCTCAAGGTCAACGGCGTAAAGCAGTATCCTGAGTTTGGTCTTGGTGCAAATCCAGGCAATCTCAATGGCACAGCTTGTGACGTCAACTCCACTGTAAACTTCAATAAGGGTACAGACAGAGCTATCGTGGGCGACTTTGCGAGAGCCTTTAAGTGGGGCTATGCTAAGGAACTTCCTTTGGAGGTCATTCCTTATGGCGACCCTGATAACTCAGGCAGAGATCTGAAAGGACACAATGAGGTGTATCTCAGAACAGAGGCTTATATCGGCTTTGCTATCCTTGACCCTAAGGCATTTGCAGCCGTTCAGGCCGTTCAGGCAACAGAATGAGCAGCGTTTATGCCACTATCGACGACATAGCAGTATACGGACGAAAGCTTACATCACAGGAGCAGCAGGCGGCGGATAGTCTTATCGAGACCGCCTGCGCAAAGCTCCGTGTTATAGGCAAGCGTTATGGCGTTGATGTCAATACCCTTGTGACGAGTGATGAAGACTATGCGTTGACAGTAAAGGCGATAATCTCAAAGGCTGTTGTGAGAAGTCTTGACTGTTCGGCTGATAATGCACCACCTGCTGTGCAGGCGTCTCAGGCAGCTATGGGCTATTCGGTGTCAATGACTTATCTCAATTCAGGACAATCTTTATATTTTCTCAAAAACGAATTGAAAGAGCTTGGTATCATTCGTCAGAGGTGGGGAGCTATGGAGGTATATGACTATGAGAACAATGATAAAGGGAATTTCGGTGAAGCTTAAAGTGCAGACGCAGACAGGTGTTGACGGCTTTGGCAGACCAACTTATGAGGATAGTTGGGAGCTTGTTGACAACGTTCTTGTAGGCGAGCCGTCGTCTGATGATGTTATAAGCGAGCTTAACTTATCGGGCAAACGCATAGCTTATGTGCTTGCTATACCGAAAGGCGACACTCACACCTGGGAGAACACAGAAGTTGAGTTCTGGGGAATGACGTTCAAAACTGTTGGTATCCATACGCAGGGCATTGAAGAAAATCTGCCGCTCAGCTGGAACAAGAAAGTCAAGGTGGAACGCTATGGATAAGGTAAAGATAGTTCTTGACCGAAAGGGCGTAATGCAAATGCTAAAGTCTAAAGAGGCGGAGAACATCTGCCGTGAGTTTGCAGACAAGGCTGCCAAACGTTTAGGTGACGGCTATGAAGTATCCACCTATGCAGGCAAAAAGCGTGTGAATGCAAGCATAAAGGCTGTGACCTACAAGGCGAGAAAGGAAACAAAGCAAGACAATGCCATATTAAAGGCGGTGCTGAGAAAATGATAGAAGAAGTTATACTGGGCTATCTGAGCAAGAACCTTGACGTTCCTGTGTTTATGGAAGAGCCTGCAAAGCCGCCGCAGAAGTATATCATCATCGACAAGCTTGGCTCGTCTGAGAAAAACAGACTATCTTCGGTGACCCTCGCCGTGCAGTCATACGGCGGCAGCCTT